AAGTGCCATTGTCCAAAGCAAATCCATGATCATCACGGAGATCGGTTTCACATTTGGCACACTGAACTACTTTACCGTGTCCGGCAACATCTCCTACATGTCCAATAACTTTTGCTTCCGCCAGAGCTTCATGGTGATTAATCATGTGCATGTGAGCGGCTATTTCATCATCGTTCATTCTCATTCTCCAGTGGTGTAGCCGTGACCCTGCACAGCTTTGTTGATTGCGTCGAGTGCGTTCATTTAAATCCCCTCAGTTAAAATGAGTCGGGGGAAGGGCAAACGGTGGCGCTCAGTTTCCACCATTTGCGACCAATACCTATATCCCAAGTTTTGATTCTCGCGGTATTGTTTATCCCTTTCCATTTGATCCTGATCGGTATAAACACCGAAAACCACCTCGTCGCCTACGCAGCATTCAAACAGAATCCAGACGGGGATTGATTGACCTAATTTCATTTAAATGTCTCCCAGTGTATAACCGTGACCTTGAACCGCTTTGCCAATTGCCTCTAAAGCACTGGCGATGAGGGGATCAGAATAGGGGGCTTGATACGCCTCCACAATCGCCGCGAGGGCCCGCAACAGGTCAGGCGCAGCAGCGCACAGGGCAGCATTGGCCCGCTGAGCTTCTATCGGGGCCCAGGTCTGCGCACAATCAGCCACCAGGGCTATCCCGTGGATTGTGTGAGACCAGACCGTGGCGGTTTTCGGGCTGCAAGCCCATTCTCCGCCCGTGCGTTTAAATGTTGCCATGATCATCCCCTACTGGTTTCATTGCAGCGTAAACCGCCGGGTTGTCTTCAAACATTGCGATAACCTTGCTGCGGGTTGGCTTGAGCCCAGGCAGAAAACCCCGGCCAGAGAAAAGCCAAGCATTGCCCGTTAGGATGTAAACATCCCAAACCGAACCACTAGGGTTTTTGGTATAAGGGACACCGCGCCATGCGGCGCGGAAAGAAAACCGAACCCCGCAAACATAAAATGTTTTGATCATTACCATTCTCCGAAATAAGTAAATCCAATAACAAGCGTCAGAATCAGCGCCCCGAAATAAACCGCAAGGTATATCATGCGGCCAACTTAATATGCTTGAATATCATATTGCCCATATCAGCCAGGGTATCAACCCGCACCGACTGCGGATAAACATGCGAGACAGTGTGCAGAATACCCACGCCTATAGTGGTTATGCCCAGCGCGGTTCCTGCCTCTACCTGGGCTTTCGCATCCCGCACTTGCCCGTCCCCATCAGTTAGGGCAAAACAAACTCGCCTACGGGCAGGATGACGCAGCAATAACCCGTGGGCATGACGCAGCGCCAGAAAATCTTCAGTGCCACCATATACGCTAACCCTGGGCAAAAGATTTAAAGCTTTGCGCAGGGGCATAGACCAGGGTTTAATAATTGAAGCGTGATCAGCAAACCCAGTGACACAAACGTCAACACCCGCGCCCATTAGTGTTTCAACTAACGCAGCGCAGGCCGGAACTGCAAACGTTATCTTTTGATCATCGTCCATCGATGACGACAAATCCAGCATGATAACCACCGCAGAATCTACGCCTTCAATATCCTGCCTGCGCATAAATACCTTGTCGTTTCCGGTCGGTATAGTTTGAAGCTTGCCGGTATCTAATGACCCGGCTCGCCGTCCCCGCTGGAATTCACTTGACCCGCTGTTATCAAATAACCGCTTAACCTCAGCCCGCAATTTCGCAGACATTTTGCAGTCAATAGAATATTTCATACTGCGGCGCTCTTCATTTAAATGATATCCCTCAGGCAGAATTGCCGACGAGTCAAACTCAGCGCGGCACCGGGCATCGCCTGGGTCTAGCTGGGGTTCTACCTGGGTTGAATCCTGATGACGATCGGGGCAGCGCCGCGCAGGGGCATCAGGGGCCTCAGCAATGGGGTCACCCTGACCTGCCTCACCAGGGCCTGCCTCACCCTCAGCGGCCTCACCAGGGCCCTCGTCACCCTGGCCCTCACCCTCACCCTCGTCGCTGCCGCCCTGGGCCTCAGTGGCCTCACCCTCGTCGGCCTCACCCTGGCCCTCGTCGCTGGCCTCACCCTCGTCGCTGGGCTGATCGTCATCGGCCTCACCCTTATCCTCACCCTTATCCTCGGGCTGATCCTCGGGTTTATTCTCGGGCTTATTCTCAGGCAATTGCAACTGATCCAATACCCATATCGCAACGGCGAGGGTATCGTGACTGTTATTGCATGAATCAATTCTGACTGATGCCTCAGCAAATATAACCTTTAAACCCTTTGCAAGCGGCACCGCAGGGGCATATCGTCTGCCGCATACTGCAAGGGCAAACGGGTATTGAGCGGGGTCAGACCAATCCTTAACAGATACTAAGGCCTGCGCTACCATGCCACCGATTAACTCAGTCAATACGCCGGTGATATTCCCCAGCAATCCGGATTTAATCCCCTGCCGCTCAATCCAGATATCCTCCACTGCATTGTGGAGGCGGTCAACATATCCACCAGCGATTAAACTGGCAGAAAAATCAGTATATTTTCGATGCAATAGTTCGTGGATAACATAACCCACATAACGCACAAACAATGCGCGGTTAATCTTTGCATCATCCGCGACATTAGATAGGTATATCTCGCCACATTGATTAATGGCTGCGGTAGTTATTGATTTTGACCAAGTGATATTAATAACACCTAAGCCCAGCGCTGCCGCGCTATGATGGGCAAAGGATTCAATCCCTGCCCGCAATTCATAACCTAGAATATGCGAGCGTGACAACAGTTTATCCATGTTCATTTTGATCCCCTTAAATCCAGCCGTTTATTGCGGTTTCATCTATTGATGCAACCCGAATTGCTTCCAGCGCTGCCGCCCCCTCGATAGGTTGCCTCGCCGCGATACATGAGGCCCAGGCCTTAGCTGGGGACATGAGGGCCAGGGCCCTCACATAAGCGATCACGCAGCGGATACTGGGTGCGTCAACAATATCCCCTGTATCCACCTTAGAGCGGGCCAGATTAACCGCGCCGAGAATATGCTTTGCCAGCAATGGATTGCATCCGGTATGGTTTACCACCGCCTGGGTTTCCTGCCTCAGTGATAGGTATTCAAATTTCATACTAGCGGCAAACCGTTCACCAAATGCACTGTCCTGTAATTGCACGCCGGCATAGCGTCCACTATCGTCACCATTCCCCATAGTGTTATCCGCCGCTATAATAATGACCCCCTGCGCCTTGCGCCAAACATGCCCCCCAATATTCACCGCAGCCCTGGGCTCAAGCAATCCATTTAAAGGGGCCAAACAACCCGCTGATGCGCGGCAAACCTCGTCCAATAATATAACGCACCCAGGGGTAGTATATGCCGAAAGAAAATCCTGAGCTTGAAACTCAGTATTCCCATTTAGTATGCCCGTTCCGCCGAGATAATCCGATGGTTCGGTATACTTGTGAAAATTGATTCTCACGAATTTGCGACCGGTGCGGGCCGCATACTGCTGGGCAGATACTGTTTTTCCAGTACCCTTTGCGCCGCCAAACCAAAGATTTAAATCAAACCTCTCAGCATATGCCAAGTGGGACAATACCGATTCAGTCCAGATAAAGGTATTATCTACTTCGGGCGCGTCAGCGTGATCCCAAACCGAAAATGCTACTGGTTTCCCCTTGGCATCATTTAAATCAAAACCAAACACATTTTTAGCAGGGAAAATGCCCGCTACCTGGGCAGACACGAGCGCACCGACCTGGGCCTGCGCCCCCGCATCGATAACCGCCTGTTCAAATGGCCGGAAAGCACTCGCCACCGCATCCGCCACCGCCTGCGCTACCTGCGCCGGGTCCGGGCCGATAGCGGCCCCCTGGGCCCTGGCTGCGTCCATCGCCTGCGCTGCGAGATTTTCCGCCCGTATCGCGGATGCGGTAACCCCGCTAATATCAAATTTGATATTGCTTATCAGATTATCGACTCGGTTATATTCACCGACTGACGAGTCTGCCCTATCCCTCAAAGTATGAATTGACTTTAAAAGATCATCGGCGCGGTTAGTCCAGTCAGTCTTCGCCGCTCTAAATTCACCGCTCAGATTATGTAAATCTGTCCGGGCCTGCAATGCGGTGGATTCTGCCCGCACTGCGACTGCGGTCACTGCGGTTAATGACCCTGCGGCTTGGCCTGGGTTTGCCAGGGAATTGCGGTCAGCAATGGCCCCTTTAATGGTCTGGAGATCAAACCTCCCAGTATCAACCCCTGAGGCAAGGGCATTAACCGCCTCAAGCTTACTTAAGGTATTAAGCCCAAGGATATCCTGCGCTGCATTGCATATCGCCGTTGTGGCACCCAGTGCCAGAATCTGAACCCTAGTGTTTGAGATTGCCATGTTATTCCCCTGAAGTTTCAACGATGAACGGGGTTTGATCTATGCCGCAAATAGGCAACCCCAAATTGATCCACTTATTTGTGGACCTGACGGTATACCCGCAAGTCGGGCAAACCAATTTCAGCATGTTCGTGCTTTGCACTTTCCTGGCCCGCGCCAGTGCAGCGTGGGGATAGTCCCCAAGCGACTCAATAATGGCGCTATACCGCTCCCCGCACGCAGGGCCTGCGACAGTACGGGCCCAGCGTTTCGAGGCAGGGCCGTCAGGCAATAACCCCATGGCCGTGCATACCGCCCCATATACGCTGCCGAGACCAATAGCGCCATCAGCGGCGTGGCATAACTGGGCCAATAACTCAAGGAAAACCTCGGCGGGGTCAGCCAACTCGGGGCTGATCATGGTTTCAATGGTCGCGTCAGCCGACTCAATATTTGCATGGGTTTCACCCAAGGTGCCGCTGCGTGACGCGGTATAGGGGAACCCGCAGGTGACCCTGATGGCCTGCGCTATCGGGTTTCCAGCAGCGTCAAACATCAGGCGCAATTCACCCAGCGCCGTTGTGAGCCACTCTTCACGGGTAGTAAATAGAATCATTTAAATCACCTCTAAACACTGCGGATTGCAGTCGGTAAACACCATCAGAATCTACCGACTAGAATCCCCTATTAGGGTAAACCCTAACCTCCCATCCCCTCCACCCCCCACGGGCATTTTCTGCGCTGCAAGCACTATTGGGGCGTTCGGGCCATTGCATTTGTTCATCAGTTCCACTGCCTGCGATTGACTATAGCTATTGACTGCGAACATGCCAGCACCAGCGCTACAAACCTGGAAACAAGATGACAAGGTGCGCGCGCGGGGAGCATGTCCTGTGCCAGTGTTGGCAGGGTTTCCACCTAAGCTAAGGGTAAACACTTTGGCACTACTGTGGTTCCATACATGCCGCTAGAACCGCTCAGAATCGTCTCAGAGGGCCGCAGGCCATGGGGTGTCACTGACCCCTAGGGGGCCCTGCGTTGCACATCGTGAAACGTACTTATCCACAGGTTATCCCCAGGGTTATACAGTCTTTGTCCCCCGAATTGTCCACAGAGTCTTATATAAGAGTTGGTTGTCCACAGGCTTATCCACAGTGCTAGAATGCGAACACACTGTGATTGTGTACAGTGCTGTACTTTTCAACAGAATTGAGGGAAGCTATATGAGCAAGGCCGGCAATAGGGACTACCTATCAGAGCTTGAAGCGCTGATCAGCCAGGATGATGAGGGCCCGGATACCGTAGATATTGAGGGCCAGGATGATGGCCTAGACGATAGCGAAGCGGGACGGGCAGCAAGGTCAGCCCCAGGTCCGCATAGACGGCAGGATGGGCAGGTATTAGGTTCAGTGGCATCAAGACTTAAACCTCTTACTGCGCAGCAAAGGACATTTGCCGAGGGGGTTATAGCTGGGCATACCCTGCGGCAAGCCTATAAAAATGCTTACCCCAATGACACTACATCAGACAACGCTATAAGTGCCAACGCATGGCGGCTTAGTAAGAGACCCAAGGTAGCCGCACTATTAGAGGCAGCATGGGGCCAGACCGCTGAGGTATTGAGCAGTGATCTAGCAGCGACGAGGTTATGGGTTATGAGACAGCTTGTGGCGCATAGTCGAGACGACAAACAGGAAGGCTCAAGGCTCAAGGCATTAGAGCTACTCGGCAAGGCATCAGGGGTATTCACACAGGCTGCTGTAGTAACCCCAGAGGCAGTAACCGCTGACCAATTAAAGCGTGAGCTATCAGGGCATTTAAAGCTATTGGATAACGTCAAGCCCATCAAGACAGGGACAGATAAGCCATAGGGGATTTAAAGGGGGAGTGACGACGGGCGGTGATGTAAATGAGGGATGCCCTTGCCCCCACCCACCCCAGGGGGCCCCCGATGGACTGCCCGTGGCCCGTCTGCCGGTAACGCTCTAATCCACTCATCCTACACAAAGCCACTCATCCTCTAAGTGTACGCATCACCCCCCCCTTCCTCCCACCACCTCCCCACCCCCCCCTACATATATTTTTAGAAAACAATTGTATGCAGATACACTTGTATGCTACACTGATTTAAAGGACAGAACATGGATGATTACGCGATGCCTACAATGGTTGCAGAGAACGCTTTAAAGGAGCTTCACTGGGCGGCATGTAAAAGAGACTATGACAAGGCTTTAGATGAGTCTTGGAAGGCTATGGAGGCCTGTAAGGAGATCTACAGGGCTTTGGCAAAGATGAAGGAAAAAGACAAGTGAGTCCAAGATGGCAGGTTGTTTTAGATTTCATCAAGGCTTATACAAAGATCCATGGGATTGGGCCTTCCTATGCGGTCTTGGCAAGTGGTTTAAAGATGAAGTCTAGAGCTAACATGCACAGGATTGTGATGAGGTTGGAGAAGGAAGGCTATCTTGAGACCAAGACTAGGAAGTACTACTCTATTAAGTTGGTAGACAAGTCTATTAACGACATAGCCAGCCTATGACGCTACTTACTAAGAAAGAGATTGCAGGGTACTTAGCCATAGTGGACAAGGTGCCTGAGAATGAAAGAAACAAGATCTTTGCGCTTATGGAGATGGACAGGGTTGAGCGTTGTAGGGAGTCCTACTTGTTCTTTGTTCAGCAGATGTGGCCCATCTTTATATCTGGGAAGCATCATCAAATAATGGCAGATGCCTTTGAAAGGGTAGCTTCGGGAGATTTAAAGCGGTTGATCATCAACATGCCACCTAGGCATACCAAGTCAGAGTTTGCTTCCTTTCTTCTGCCTTCTTGGTTTCTTGGGAAGTTTCCTGAGAAGAAGATTATCCAGACTGCCCACACAGCAGAGCTAGCAGTGGGTTTTGGAAGAAAAGTTAGGAACTTAGTCTCGTCAGAGCAGTACTCTAAGGTCTTTGATACGAAGCTTTCAAGTGATTCAAAGGCAGCAGGCAGATGGAACACTGACAAGGGGGGAGACTACTTCGCTATTGGGGTTGGAGGGGCTGTAACGGGTAAGGGTGCTGATCTTTTGATCATTGATGACCCTCATAGTGAACAGGAGGCTAAGCAGGGCAACCCTGCGGTCTTCGATAACGTGTATGAGTGGTACACATCAGGCCCAAGACAACGACTTCAGCCTGGGGGAGCCATCATCATTGTTATGACCCGATGGTCAAAGCGTGATCTGACGGGTCAAATCCTTAAATCTTCTGATAAAACAGGGGTAGATGACTGGGAAATCATTGAATTTCCAGCCATTTTGCCTTCTGGGACTCCTTTGTGGCCTGGGTTTTGGAGTAAAGAGGAGCTTGAAGCTCTTAAAGCTGAACTTCCTGTGTCTAAATGGGAGGCGCAGTACCAACAGAACCCCACTTCTGAGGAAGGGGCAATCATTAAGCGGGACCAATGGCAGATCTGGCCCCATGAAGACCCTCCAGAGTGCAGTTATGTGATCCAGTCCTGGGATACAGCGTTTGAGAAGACCAACAGGTCAGACTATTCGGCTTGTACAACCTGGGGAGTCTTTACCCACCCTGATAAGCATGGGAATCTCAAGCAAAACATCATCTTGCTGAACGCTTTTAAAGAGCGGATGGAGTTTCCTGACCTAAAGAAGGCTGCTTTGGAGATGTGGATTGAGTGGAAGCCCGACACTTTGATCGTTGAGAAGAAAGCCGCTGGCGCTCCTTTGATTTACGAGATGAGGAAGATGGGTATACCCTTATCGGAGTACACACCGGGCAAAGGAAGCGATAAGATAGCCCGTGTAAACTCAATATCTGACCTTTTTGCCTCTGGGATTGTGTGGTGCCCGGAGAAAAGGTGGGCAGATGAGGTCATGGAAGAGATGGCATCCTTCCCAAATGGGGACCATGATGACCTTGTGGACTCATCCAGTCAGGCCTTGATCAGGTTTAGGCAGGGCGGCTTTATCACCATTGAGTCTGATGAACCAGATTACGATCTCCCCCGGCGACGGGTTGAATACTACTAAGGATTAAAGATGGCTACGAACTTTGACAAGGCTATGGTCCCCTACAACACAGACGCAGGACTGGATGAGGGGCCGGACATTGAAATTGAGATT